GAGGAACACCTGTAGCTCCACCAGCAGCTAACTGCTCTCTGGCTTTAATGTGCTGTTCTATGAGTAACTGTTTATCTTCTTCTAAGTTCTTAAATTCAGCAGTCATAACATAACGATATGCATAGGCTAACATGCCTTTGTGTTCTTCCAGTTCTTTAGGAGGAATGTACTTATTGCTTTCGATCATCTCTTCAAACAACTCTCGTTGTCTTTGCTCTGATAACTGCATGATATCATACATACTTTCAAGTTCATTAAGCTTTAACATAGATAGAAGTGTTTTGCTATCTACGCCTGCTTTTTCGAACAGAGGCATAAGCTGAAGTATTTCTTCTCGCCTAGTAGTCGGATCTAAAGATAGGCTAGCTCCATACTCAGTGATAATATCAAATCCACCATTAATATCAGCACCTTTGATATCTTTAGCTTCAAATGCTTTTTCAGCTCCAAGTACTAAGATTATATGAGGCTCGTCCCAATGTTTGCGAATAAGGTTAAGATATCCTTTGTATATACTTTCTACAAACAGTGTATATTTATTGAACAATCTGCGACGAATCATATTTCCTTGGTTAGTGGCATACTGCAAAGAGAATCCAGAAGTCTCTCTTCCCATCTGGCCAAACATAGATTCGTTGACTCCGGCAGAATCATCCCCGCCAGCTTTGAGTCTATCTCGTAACTTATCAACTTCAGGCATTAATGTTGGGGCGTTCATAAAATAAGGAGGCTGTACACCTTCGATCTTCACTATATCCCAAGGAGTATTTGTAATAGAATCTTCAGCAATCTTAGCAGACTCTGGAAGAACCATTCTACATACCCCATGAGCCTGTATATTGTCTAAAGTCACGTTATCTAGTCTATTTATAAGCTCTTGAATAGGCGAAGCATAGGCTAAAAATGACTTACCGTAGACTTCATCTGGAATATCTATGTCTGTAAAAATGTGATATGGAAGATATGCTGTAGGAGGCATCAATTTTTCTTGACCCGTCCTGACATCTAGATCTTCTTTGTCGGCAGGAGGACTAAAACTGAAAGGATTAGGTCCAATACTTCCGAGAATCTGACCATCTCGCAAACAATAAGCAAATCTTCCTAACATTCCGTTAATAGGTAGCCCTTTTTCCCAATATTCGTAGATTTCTACCAATTCTTCGTCCAGATCAGCTTTATCTGCGGCATGATCTATGCCCATTTCAGACTTAGCTTTGACTACTGCTCCACGAAGTTCTTCTTCATGCTCAGGAAACAGAAATAAAGCTTCCTCTAGTGGGATAACCTTACGTTCAAACACGAATCTTACCTGATCATACGTATTTGCATCAGGATCTATCCACACATCCCAGGTAGAAGGTGAGTAAATATCGATTTTTCCTTCTAATTCGAACTCTCCAGTAGACTGATCCATACCAGATATGTCTCCCTGGTGAGGATCAAACGTAGTTTTCATCCAACCTGTGCCTGTCATGAGGGTCTTCAAAGATGCTTGGTCTACTTTTTCTTGCATTTTTTCGGTACGTATGGCATGGCGAATAAGTCTATCAGCAGCATCAGCTTTAGTTCTATCTGATGGGTCGGAACTTGTAGGTCTAGCTAGTACTGTAGGAGGGTTAGCTGACAATTGAGCATGGATAAACCTAAAGTTTTTGAACATATAGTTAACGCCGACTTCTTGGTTGCTTCCATCAATGTCGCCAAAGTCTAAATCTGCATCAGACTCAAAGCTATATTTAGCGTTAGGAAGATCTATTCTGCCTGTTGTGTTGAAAAGCATTCGCTCACTGGCTTCCCATTCAGGCTCATAGCGTTTCCTAAATGTCTTAGCATTCTTAAGTCTTCGTTTTAATTCTTTAGTTGCTTGATCTCTGCTCCAGATTCTCATCTTCATGGGATTAATCCTTTGTCTTCTGCCATATAATCTGTGATTAGGTCTACTCCATTGTTATCATATTGGGCATATTTTCGTATGGCAGGAGTAATAAGTTTCAAGATCTTGTCTTTATCGGGTTTTTTATAATCATCGCTTGATACAGTTTCATAGATCTTTTTGAGTTTTTCCCAAGCTTTGGGGTCAGTAGGAATAGCATCAATAAGTTTTCTAAGATTACATTTTTTTGGCTTACTTTCTTCTTCTACTTTTGGCATCGTTAGTTTGTTTAGGATAATCTTGATGTTAATCAACGTGATCTCCTTTTAGACATAGAGGTTAGTATTAACATTTTAGCAGCTTTTCTGTACAATCTTTCGGTTTCTCTGCGTTCTCGAACCATGCCTAACCACACCAATCCATAGATAGGTAAAAACATGAATAATATTGCTACGATCGCTTCCATCTACTACGTTTTCCTTGTAAGATTTTTTGTATCTTTTTTCTTTCAGCTTTTTTGCGCTCTTGGTTCTTTGCTCTTATCTCTATATCATTTTGCACTACTGGATCTGGATGTATTGCTACGACAGGAGTACTATCTTTTGGCAGATTATCTAGCGCATATTGTAGTGCATCTAGCAAATGATACTTAGATGCTCCTACTATCTTATCTTCTGATGTTTCACTCCATTGACATCCTACTAGTTCTTGGATAAGTTCTGCGTTATCAGAACCGATCTTTAGTTTACCACTAGTTAGAGCTTCTTGCAAGCCTTTTATTAGCTCGTGTTTTCGCTGTGTTTTATTGTAAACGCCTGAATAAATACGTCCTCGTTTGGACGCTTCCTTAATAAACCATACTTCGTGAGGATCTGATACTTTGCGAATTGTGTTATATCCGGCTGATAAGATCTCAATTCTATCAAGTAGATCTGTTGCTGCTGCTCCGTCCACATACTTAGAATTAACAACATACCATGTTCTCTGTACAGGAGACTGAGCCAGTAAAATATAGCCAGTTTTGCCGCTAGCTGCCGGATCTACAGCCTCTACATGATTCCAAGAAGCCCTGTATTCTTGTGGAATAGGAGCCACATGCATGTCTGGATTAAAGTCATATACAGATAATGCACCTGAAAACCACTCACCAAACAATCTAGCATTACGCTCTGCTTCTGGAAGTGTAGCATATTGCTGAATAATTTGATCTTCTCTACCTTTATAGATAGGATTATCCAACATATTAAATCTATACTTCTTGCCTATCGGGTCTTTAAGTCCTTCAATAAAGTTCTTGATATCTACGTTCTGAAGTAAAGGAGTAAAAGTAATAAGAAGTCTAGCATTTTTGGCAATGATACGAGTCTGAAGCTCAGCTACCAGCGATAAAGAATTAGGCATTTCATCTAGCCACACATAATGAGCAACGTAGCCTTGAGCGGTTTTACGAGCTGCGTTGGCGTCGTGGTGAGATATGAAGATGATTGTGTTGCCATTTTTAGTATTAATTACACGCTGTAGTGAATTTCCTATCCTGACTTCTTTATAGCAGCCTGGATCTAGAAATGGTTTTATCTTTCTATTCCATAAGTTAGATTCAAGTTGTTCACCTACCTGACCTATTACCAGTATCATGAGAGGCTCTTGTTGCCATTCTGCTGGGCGAGTAAAGAACGGATGATTCTCTTGGAACAGCCAAGCAGTTTCTCTTCCTCCTAACAGCGATTTTCCTGTCTGATTGCCTGCAATTACAGCTCTTATAGGATAGTGATTTATACCTCTTAGTACTTCGAACTGCTTCTTGGTCGGTCTAGACTCCAGAACAAACGGGTCCATACACTCGTCACGCTGCAAAGCTTGGTATCTACGCAGAGCGGCGGTTATGACTTGCTGTTGTTGTTCTTGAGCTTGGTTCATTTTTTCTTTTTAGGTTTACTTTTTCCAGCTTCACTGTAAGAAATAGCAACCGCTTGCTTCTGAGGATACCCCTCTTCAATAAGCTTTTTGATATTCTTACTCATTGTTTCTTTACTGCTGCCCTTTTTAAGTGGCATATTAGTTTTCCTTATTGCTGCTGAATTAATCTTCCATTGTAACTAATACAGAATCAATAGTTACCGTGTCACCTACTCCGCTTGATATAACTACTCGTCCCTTATTTCCCAAAGGTAATTGAGAAAAATAACCCGAAGCAGTGTCTCTGCCATTAATTAGGATTGATGCAAATCCATTGACAGTAATAGCTACACTAGCTACATCTGTCCAAGCATTATTTACAAAGTGCTGCAACTTAGCTGTAATACCAGTAGTAGATGTAACTAAAGAAGCTCCGACTTCAATCCTCATTGCATCTTTAGCACCTTCAGGAGTAATCCTAAATACTTGAGATACTTCTTGATTAGTGGCACTGGCGCCGACCAACTGACTCTGTCCGTTTAGAATTCTTTCATCTTTTCTCCAAAGACCGCTCATTCTTTGTTTCCTTTCTCGCTTTCGTTTGCACGAAGTTTATCTTCTATCTTTTTAATTAAAGAAGCTACTTGTTTATAAGGCTTCTCAGCTAAACTAGCTAAGATTCTCTTTAGCTCATCGACTGTAAATTCTATAATAATTTTACCCATATCAAACCCTATCGTATACAGTAACACGTACTATTTTCAATGAGCTAGATACTCCAGTATCAATAGCTACTCTCACCAAGGAAGGAAGAGGGAGTACCATAGCTTCTATTTCTAGATCTGTATTGAGCATAATGCAGTATGTGCCGTCTCCCATGTCTACAGGCACAGTGGCTTGAGGATCACCTACATCTATCCACTGCTCATTAATAAGCTTTTGCAGCCATATCTTTATCTCTTCTCCAGCTCCAAGTACTACATTCTCGACATCTATATGAGTTGTGAAATACAGCGAACTCTCGTCAGAAATAGATACTTCTCTTGATATAGGAAGTCTAGATTCTCCAGAACCTACTGTCATCCCTTGCTGATACAGGATGTGATTAGTTCCTACAAATCCATGTTGTGCTGATGCCATTATAGCTCGCCTTTATAAAGCTTATTATATAGTTCCATTGGAGTAAGCATCTTGTTGCTTTTTTTGCATATCAGTTTAATTAGAAACTCAGTACATAGATACGCATTAGTAGCATTATACACTAACTTATCGGGAAATTTCAAGCCAAAAAACTTACGTAGCAATGCTCTATACCCAAAATAACATAGAGCTAAGTAATCATAGAATACCATTTTTTTGTCGGCTATTGAAAGATCAACAGGACCATAGTGGTCAAGCCTGAGTACTACCCGTCTCTTTTTTAAAAAGGATACTAGGCTCTCGTACTTTACTCCTGTCATCGTAATGTGGAGTACATTATCATCATCTACCAGTAAAGCTACGTGACTTACAGGCTCTTCTAATGCCCAACAAATTATGTCGCTATCTTTTCTGGTAAACAGAATCTTCATCATTTGTATAGTCCTAAGTTTAGCTGAAACTCAGTTTGTGCTCCAACTGGATGTTTAACAACAAACCTAATCTTATTGGTATGGTAAGTCGCATCATATAATAGTTCTGCTGGATTATTGGCTGAACACACAGTAAGCCAAGTTCCTTTAACCCATTTAATTCTGGGATTAGCTATAAAATCAATACTTCCGCCATAAGCTGTTGGTATGTCAGGAACGGCTACTACGTGAACTTCCCAAGCATCATCATTAGATCCATCAAGTTCTGCTGGTACAAAAATACCGCCACCAAAAATTTCATAATCAAAACTAGGCTCCCAGTCTAGCCATGTTTCTTTGCAATCTGCTTCTACTGTTGTGGTGTCTCCATTTACATCTTTCATGATATATGTAAGATCGCCAAAGTCTTCATCTTTCCAATTAGTATTATCGTAGTTGTCTTGGTCGGAAGTAGTGAAGGTTATATATCTATTATGTAATTTTCTTCCTAACTTGCAATTGACTGTTCTGGCTTCGACTCTATCAGTTACTTCTACGTCTACTGGAATACTGTTTTGTAACCAACGTAATTGTTCTGCTAGTCCTGAAATTGCTTCAATTGAATTATGGATCTCAAAGTATTCATCCGATAGAGCTTTTATTACATCATCATTATATGCCCAACTGTGTCTCTTATCATCTGTTATGGTAAAAATCTCGTCTATATCAAATTCTTTTTCATGAAGCTGTTTGACTTCGCCGCTTATATTTTTAATTTTACATATAGAGTAAGCCATTATACTTCCTCAAATTCAAGTAATAAGATTGGATCTGATAAAGATTGAATTTGTCCAGCCTGAGATATATCTTTTCTAAGTTGAACACCTAGAATACTTAGTGCAGAAAAATAATTGGTGCCTTCTGCTTCATCAAAGTCTGTTATTTCAAACTTAAAAGTATCATATCCAGTATTGTTTCCAAAAAAAGATCCAACAAGTTCCATATTTAACTTACATATTAGGTCTGTTCCGTTATATAAATGATCATAAAAACCTATACAACAAAAAATATTACCGGAAGTAGATATCCAATCAAAATTAGCTTTTCTAAAAACCACTACAGCTTTAGTTAACTTACTATTACATGGCATGATAAATGGTTGTGTAGAGCTTCCAAATCCAGAATAAGAACCTGAAGATGTACTTCCTGACCACATATCGAACCACTGAGCATTAGACATTAAATTATTACCATTTTTGGTTTTATGGACCTGGAAAAGAAGTCGTCTTTTTTCCCAACCAACTCCTTCATACGGTTGAAACTGGGCCAATAGCTTTAGACCTAAAGCAGCCGATAAATCCGAAGTGCCATTATTTACTACATAATTCCCATTTTCAACTTCAGATTTTATAAACTCATCTTCATACAGTTTTAACCATAAGTTTGAGGAGACTTCATACTCGTCATTATGAGCAACTTGACAATTCAGTATATTGCGAGTTTCTCCACTTTTATTTTTTATGATTTTAGTAATAGCCATTATACTGCTATCCTAGATATCCAAAGTATTAAATCCATATCCGAACAATTGGTCCCGTCATCTAGATACTGAGCATATATTACATCACCAGGACTGAATGTGAAATTTAGGCCGCTTATATATCCATATCCTGGATTTGGGCTTGTTACTTGCATAGTATAAAAAATAGTACCTGTTTTAGAGACAGTTCTAAATTCAATTCTAAAAGCAACATTAGAAGTTTGATTGCTCCAAGTTATTTCATTTAGTTTAGTATTAACTGGAAATACCACGAATGGGGTATTTGGTAAAAGCTCACTTGGGCCTAACCAGTTATTATTTCCTACTGTTCCATTATATACACCACGAATTCCTGCTCTTGGAAATCCTTCGGCATTTTGTTTTGCTTCTTCAATAGCATCTTGTACATTATCAGACACAAAATCATTACCCGTATTATCAAACGGAGTTGACTCAGCTACTGATGTGTGCTCGTCACGTCTAGGCATTACGACCTTTCTGAAACTATTACTGTTGTACTTCCTGATTCGGTACGTAAATAAACTGGTTGTGTGTCCGATGCTTCAAAACTTGCAATCTGATTTTTAAACACCAAAAATCCACTAGTGGCCGCTAGTCCAGTCTTGAATAGTACTCTTACTCTTCCGTCTAAAGGCTGAATAGTTACTATTTTACGCTCTGGAAAAGCACTGGCTCCTACCTTAGCTTCGACTTCAGAGGTAGTAACCACGATACTAGTTTGGTCAGAAGGACCATCTAACGGCAACAATGCCATTATTTATTCTCCACTGGTTTAGCTTTGCGTTTAGGTTTAGGAGCTTCAATAATATTCTTAAGTTCTAAAACATGATCATTAATCTTTTTAAGGAGTTCAGCACCGAAAACTCTATACTTAGCCAATTGTACAGCATCAGACATGTCGAGTGTAAATGTGGCTTTGTCGGCTACAAACTGCAAAAATCCCTGGAGGTTTTTTACGTCTTCTTCTAAAAATTTTCCCATGCTAGACTCCCTAAAAAGGAGGCTCCGAAGAGCCTCGATTTATTAACTTGCTTCAAAAACGCGAACGTCTTGAGTTCCATCAGATGCTTCTACATCAAGAGCTACAGAAGCACCGAGTCTAAATTCTGCAACTGCTCCAGGGCTTAATCTAAGACCTGTTGTCGCTGCATCAGTTGCACCAGCTTCTGCTACATATACAGCTCTATTACCAAGATTCTGAACTAACATAAACTTTCTGTTCGAAAGCTGCGAAGCCAACAAAGCAGATTGAGTTGACGTAGCTGATTTAGCAGTTGTAAGAGCAGCTACATTAGCTACTGTTGGATCATTCAACTGGTAAACATCTAAGCCGTAATCAGAACCAACATTAGTAGATGTCAGTAAATTGGTTCCATCACCTAATTTAACAGAATCGCTTACATGTGTCAAGTCACGAATGTCTAAATCTGTAGCAGAAACTACCCAAGGGCTTGTTCCTTGCGTTACAGAAAGAGACGCATTCGTAATATTAACATTGATATCAGCATCTTGACTTGCAAGATTGACATCCAAAGCACCTCCGCTAGAAGTAATGGCATTGCCTGATCCATCACTGAGCCATGCAGCAACGCTGTCGCTGGCTGCTGTAAGGTCGCGAATGTCAAGATCAGTTGCGCTGACTACCCATGGGGAGGTTCCCTGGTATGCAGTAACACTATCGCTGGTATAAACTAAGTCACGAATATCAAAATCCGTAGCAGATACAACGATAGATGCATTGATGATATTAACATCCAAACCGATATCAGCACCAACCGTAGTCGATGTCAAAAGGTTCGTGCCATCACCAAGAGCAACGCTGTCATCAACGTGGCTAAGGTCAACTTCTACGTTAACACCGGAAGTTATCGAGACAGGAAGGGGATTGCTGCCATTAATAACGGCACCGGAATCATCGTGAAGTACAGAAGCAACGTTTAACCATTCTTCTGCATTAATTGTCTGCGAAGCGATTAGATCGCCGTCGCTACCTGCTCTAACAAAAGCTCCAATAGAATCACTATCGGCAACTGTATTAGCATCGGTAGGATCAAAAAAGATTTTTTCCTTTGATATCATAATGTTCTCCTATTAGGCCCAACTAATTATCTCGACAATGGTTCCAGCAGCAGGTGTTTGGAAATAAAGAGTAAATGCTATAGTAGAGTCTAAGCCCTGTTCTTCTAGCACTACCCCTGGCCTTATTGTCTCAAACTGCGTACCACTATCTCCACTGACATAAGCTAATTGTAGTTTGGCACTGTTTCTTGTTCTTATCCTAAATCTAGTGCTACCTGTTGGTAGCGCATAGCTAACTTCCGTACTGGCCAATGGTACAGTTATATTAGCTATTGTTGGAGAACCTACTGTCTGTGAATCTACCTGAACCCTGCGTATTCCAGGCAGGACTACGCTTGTGGTCGGGTATTGATTTCTGTTACAGTTATTCATTCAGCTTCCTGTTGGTCCTGTCAGATAGCGAATCCGATCTTGCCAATCTTATGCCAAATCAGTATCGGGACTTAACTCAGTCTCGATATTCCAATTATTGATTTCCTTTTTAGTTTCACTACTTGCAGCTAACATTCCGTGCTTTTTGATGTAAGCTTCAAGCTGTGCTTTATTCATCTTCTGGACAGCTTCGTCCAAAATCTTAACTTCTTTTGTTTTAGATATCTTTCCACCAGCTTCCATAAGTACTTTTATCAATGATACCTTAGCGTTAACAGCTTTAGGATCGTCACTGAGGAGTATCTCTTCTGCTGTATCTAGTCCAATTTGGCAAAGATACTCGACTCTTTCGCGAAACTCTTCCTTGCCTTTGAACCAATCTTCAAATCCTGGCTGCTTCCACCAATGTTCTAACTGTCTGTTTCCTGTGAGGTTTACAGCCATTGTAACGTTAATGTTATTGGGATCAGCTTGGGGGTCTTCATGCATTGTAATCCAAAATTTACTTTTACATTTTCGCTGAGGGGGCGATGGTATAAATACGAGGTCGGAGGAAACCTCAAAGATAGACGAGAACGCCGTATCTAGCTTTTTGGATTTTGGTGGGTTTGTTGACATGTAGATCCCCCTCACTGATCATAACCACAATTATACCATATACATCTTTAAAAAGTCAAGTAAAAAGCAATGTCACGTTTAAGGCCCCAAATCTCAACGTAGAGCGATTTTATTATTGAAGAGTGGTGAACCATGGGTCAGATGGTTTCTCGTCCTCAGCTTCTTGATTTTCGCCCTCTAGTGTGAATTCTACTCTCTGGGTATGGTCACAGGTACACGAGGGTCGAAATTCTTCTAGGTACATTAAGTTCTTTGGGGTCGGTTGTTTGAACTTGAACTTACCCCAGTCTAGTTGTAGATCCTGTATGTAGCCACGGTCAGCTAGCCAACGCAAATAGTCTCTGACCCGATGGGTGGGCTTACGGATTAACCTGGCTAGTTGGTTGGTACGACCAGTACAAAGGTCACAGTCCCACTTAACGAAGTCATAAGTTCCGTAAAGAAGGAGAACTAGGATCTTGTAGGGGTTAATTTTGTTGGCTGGGTTAAGCTTACGTTTTGGTAGCTCGTAGTTGTCTGTCATTTACTCCCTCCGTATATTAGCTAGTCTAGCTAATATAGCTAATATGTTTAAGCTATAATACTGTATAGCTATATTTTAGCTATATACGGTATATATACTCCTTCGTATAACAGCTAAAATTAAGCTAGAAGGATATAAGCTTAATTATATAAGCTTATATATAGCTGTATAGCTTATATAGTATATAGCTATAATTAAGCTATAGCTTATATAAGCTACATATAGCTATATTATATATACATATAGGGTACGTGTCAAGCATAAAATACTTGGCGATAAACCTTTTTGGGCAAAGTCAATGATGTCACACAGTTACATGTTTGCAAAATTATCAGTGTTTTCGGCTAAAAGACCCAAAGTGTGGTGAGGATAATCTCTCCTCTGCCGGGTAGGGGGTTCGCCCCACTTCCCTCCAAGCCTATTAATGAGACACATGAGACACTAAGCTGAGACACTGTGAGACATGGCAGAGCTTTCTGGATTTCACCGGAGTATATACACAGGTTCCTCATGCAGGTAGGCTGAGTTGGTGGGGGTGGGATGATATTTACGTCCCTCTCGACTATAAAGCCTATCGCTCTGACTAGCTGGAATGATTCTTGCAAGCCTATGTTTACAGCTTTTACATACTCAATTTTTTGACACTTAATTATTACAACTAGTTATCTGTTTTTGTGGCAGCTTTTTGTACACCTCAACGACTTGTTTTGACCTAATCTATTGATTTTGTTAGGGCTGATTTTCTGGCATGGTGTGTGCAATAGATAAGGTGTGATTAGATACTGGCCGCATACTGTATCAACTTGATATCTTCCTACGATCTCCTAAGCGGCCTACCACATTGGACACTGCGGTGTCCGGCCAGTGTCTAGTAACTATAACACTAACGATGAGGGAATAACGATGAGACTACAAGACCAGATAAGAGATATCATGATCAGACGTATCGAAGACTATCTTGAAAACGAGTGTCATTTCAGAGATTACGAGTTTTATTCGGTGGCGGATTTTGGTTTAGTTGGTAAACCATCGTCTATCAATATCAAATACCCAACTAAGAAATGCCTTGATGACGCATTGGATGTATTTTGCAGAGATGGCTACAATACAATAAACCTTTATTTATAAAAGGAATAGATTATGCTTTTAATATCAATAGTTATGATCACGGTAGGTTTTGCGATTGTTTACATCAACTCACTTTAATAGGAGATACAACTATGAATCATCTAAATCCAAAAATCATTATTTTCAGTGTGTCCCATCCAACTAACTCGGCCAAAACGAATGAATACAATACAAGGAACACATGGACACTACTGGCCGAACGTGGCATTGAATACAAGAGATTGTGGGGACGGTTTGCAGGTATTGTAGAAGAGTCTATTCTAGTATCGGCGGAACATGAGCGACTGGTTTGCGACTTGTGCACTAACTACAATCAAGAGTGTTATCTTGTATCAGAATCAGACAGATACAGTTATCTTAGATACCCTAGTGAAGACAATAACTTAGGATACCTGAGAGCACAAAAGACAGCACCAAACGGCGATTATACATACGACCCAAGCACCAAACTATATTGGGTTATCAGTGACAAATAAACAACTAATTTAGGAGATACTATCATGGGATACAACAAAGACACCGATAACGTTGACACAAAAGAACTGCAACCAATATTAAGAGAGTTCCTTGAAAACTTAAGTGGTCCATTTGAGGCAGACTACGATTCAATAAACGAGCTAGAGTACCAAAGCAGGGATGGATTCATTGCAAGCTCAAGCAATCATGGCGGACTAGACTTACTTAAGATGGCTTCTGTACCTCTCCTAATAGGAAGAGGTGAGCATTTTGGGCTTGCTATTGAAGATAAAGTGAATGAGTTCTTTGAGTATTTACTGAAGTGTATCAAGGAAGACAATCCAGAGTTATCAGACGATGAGGTACATGAAAAGGCATATGAGGAAGCTAATGAGTATGATGATATCGCTTGGCGTGTCAGACTACTGTACCGAGGGGATAATACATTAGATATTTTCGTTGGTTACGACTTTGACGCGCCGTATTTTCGCTGGTATGGTCCAGATATTTTGGAGACTACTATTATGTTTAATGATAATGAAGACTTGCGCAAACAACTAGAAGACATCACGGACAAGATAAACAATGCAATTTAAAGGAACTAACGATGATAAGTATAGAGCAATTCTTAATAGACAGAATACCAGACAGGGATTGTTTGCATGCAAGTGAACTTGATACTGCTATAGATGTCTACATTGACCCGGCTTTCGAAGAGGCTGAAACATTGTTTGACAAGAGCGAAGATTGGTCCGAACTTAGTAAGGAACTTGATAAGTTGTATGAAGAGTATTGTTTAGAATACAAACCTTATTTTAGGAGATAATACTATGAGTTATAATGCAAAGCAACTAGACTTAATTGTACAGGAACTAAGGCCAGAGTTTTCAGAGAGGGACTTAAAAGAGCGATATGATGATATGTTAGATGAGTGTTACGGCGATATTAAGATTTGTGGCTATGAATATTATGCATCGAACGCATTTAAGTGCGTCGATCCGATTGCTTATGCTTGTGGGTTTTCAGACTATGAAAGCAGTATCTTGGATGACTATCTAGAAATTGACGGTGATTATTATCGGCGAGATGACATTGACAAACTAATGGAGGATGATGACAATGACGTACAGGACTAAACTAATCGAAAGCAAACAGAATTTAATAGTACATTTGGGTAACGATATCACAGCGTTAGAAAGTTATCTAAAGAATTGTACAGTTGTTACCGATGATATTATAGCGAACTGCGATGAGGGTATAAGACGAGCGAACGGTGTTGTAACAGAAACAGAATATGACATGCTGAGCTTAGAACTTTGTGAACTTAAGAGCGATCTAAGACTGCTGGATAAGGAACTAGAAGACTTAGAACAAGCAACCGACCAAGAGCTTAGGGTAGATCTAACTTAACTAGGAGGGCACATGAAAGTATTAACATTCGACCAAGCAAAGCGCAAAGCAAAGCAAGAGCCAGACAAATCAAAGCAACTCCTGTTTGATATTAGACCAGTGATCGAAGCAGCTATTGTTCACGAGCTTGAGACAAGTAAAGATGCAAGGATTAGGCGAGAGCATAATAAGAAAGTGATCCATAAGTTAAACTTATCAAACAAGAAACATGCATGACACACCATATATGGGGTGTGCACAAAAGGACACAGTTATGATATACATTTTTTACTCAAACAACAGGCAGCTCACACGAACAGAAAGGAGTACCTATACACATGTTGCGAGAGCAACACTACTAGCTAATGACTTTGTGCCTATTGACGATACAAAGCTAACGTTTAGACATATGTTTACGGGCGAAATAGCAGAAATTTATAAACCAGATTAATTAACTATATAGGAGGAGAAGACTGTGATATCTAAAATGTGGGACAAGCTGTTAGGTGTAGCCGAACATAAATCCAACAGGCGAATTAAGATCTATTATCCTGATGGTAGAACTGAGGTGATAAGGCATGGCGAGTACCAACAAACTATTGCGTCAATGTCTTATAACGACAAGTGGCTACACGAAGCGAAAGAAATAGATGGCAACGGCGAAACAATTAAACTAATAAGGAGACCACTCAAGTGACACTAGATAAATTGTTTTACAGTTACATTGATTTAGGTATGCATCCTTATGATGCTTATATAGAGATCACCAAACGAGCAAACCATGACTGGGAACTGCTTGAAAAGTTTGCCAAAATAGCAGCAAGATTAGCAGAAGATACAGTGAACTACCCACCCACCAATAACCGGGAGGTAAACTAATGACACTTAAAGACACTAGACATAAGCTAGTTAACTTGATTGCAAGACGTGCTGAACTGTGGTCTGACCAAGATAAGAACAACTACATTTATTGTAGGTATTATGATGAGTTAAACAGATTATCTTATGAAACACTGGTTGACATAGCTCTTAGTGAGCTTGACAAACAGACAAACAAAAGTTTATCTTCAGACATAGAGGAGGTATTCTGTGACTGTGATTAAAGTAGACTTTCACAAAAGACAGGTTGAGCCAGAGCCACGCAAGAGCTTATGGGTTAGCCATGGGACAAGGCACATAACATCCGGGGAGGATTATGATGGCAAGATGGATCGCATACGCACTAGCATCAATCGTATTAATGTACTCATGCAAGAGTTACGCCGACTTGATTCAACTGGAGGAAACAACAGACAAGACACTGGCATGTGTGACAGCGGTGATGGAGAGAGCCAAAAAGACTAGTGGTTTTCAAGAGATGTATGATGACTTGATGGCTGCTTCGGCCAAGATTGATCACAACTTTCTGACATACATTATCGGTATAATGTACATAGAGTCTAAGTTTAACCCAACTATAGGAGGACCGAAAGGAGAGAACTCAGTAGGACTTATGCAGCTAACTCCAATTGCCGTTGCAGAACTTAACAGATCACGAAAGGAACTTCCAGAAGAATGTCAAGAGAACTTTGTTGTAGACAAACTAACTGATCCCAGATACAATATCAAAGCTGGTAGTTGTTTCTTCTTGCTTGGCTATCAACGAACAGGAACTTATACAGAAGCAATAATACTTTATAATGGAGGGCAAGCACAGTTAAAACTTTTGGAACGCGACAGACGTATCACTAGTATCACAGCTAACTATGTAACATTCATTAACTATTTAAAGGAGACTTATTGTGAGTAACAAAATTAAGATCATCGTGATTGCACTTTCTGTACTGCTTCTTAGCTATGCGGTATATGCTGCGACCCACGTCAAGATTAAACTAGATCCACGCAGAACTGTATCTATTGTTGGTGTAGTAGATGGCAAGATATTAGATCAAGCAAACAAGCTAACAAACTTAGTTAATGCAAACCCAAAAGGAACTGTGTACATTGCAATAAATTCACCGGGAGGTATGGTAGTTCCAGGTTTTCAGTTCTTAACTGCAATGAAGATGGCCAAGCTTAGAGGAACTAAACTAGTGTGTGTTGTTCCTGTACTTGCAGCAAGCATGGCTTTCCATTTCTTAGCTGAGTGTTCGGAAGTATATACCACTGAGTTTGCTCTGCTACTGTGGCATCCAATGAAAGCTTCGTTTATGTTTCAATCACTCACACCAGAAGAGATGGAGTATGAAGCAGCAATGATTAGAATGTACGAAGCTCCTCTCAATGCACGATTAATAGAAGCAATGAAAGTAGAAGAAGACTTCTTTTATTATCACTATGCACACGAAACATTGTGGATTGCAAGAGCATTAAAAGAAGAAGCTCCAGAGTTTATCAAGATTGTAGATGTTATCGAAGGACTACCTAACCTTTTTTCAGTGGAGTAACAAATGAGTAACAGAAAAGCTTTGACGATTAGACTTAATGTACAGGAACAGAAAGCAGTTCAACTTGCAGCAATGTTACTTGGGACAAGAGATGAAAAGAAAGCAGCTAAGTTTCTTATTCTTAAATCTGCTAGTGCTGTGATTGAAAACGAAAAGAAACGCAGGATGGACGAACACAACAAAACCCAGGAGAGCACCAATGAAGTTTCAGAAACAGTACAAGTACACAGCGAGGGAGTGTCTTCGGATATCGAGTCACCGACCATTGATAGTGGAGAACAAGAACCACAAGAGGTATAAGCTGCTTGGTGTTGGCTGGTTCGATGACGCTTTTGCTTTACAGGAAGGCACTGCTATTATAGATGTATTCGATGCAGATAGCCACGAGTTTGTACCACTTGCAACGTATAAGGATTAGGAGAACAACGATGAACACACTGACAAAGTTTAAATCAGCAGTAGATAAGATAGTGAAACTTAAGCCTTTCCCACTTGTGATTGATACAGATTCTAAGCAGACTTTCATTGCTGAGCTAAGACCTGATGGGCTACTTATTTGCGAGACTCTTCCTGATCCTGAAGTAGAAGCAGAACAACGTACACAGTTTGAAGCAACTAACGGAGTAGTCATTCCTTTTGAGCATATACAAGAATTAATTAACTGGCTCACTGCATTGACAAAGGAGTAATCAATGGGACTTTACGTTTGGAAGTGCTCACACTGTCTTAAAGAAGTTCAGGTCATTAGACCAGTAGCAGAGATTGATATTGAACCTACTGATGAGGAGCGTGAATGTACATGTGCGTCTCCACAAGTTCGCATCATTTGTGCTCCACAAAAGTTTGTCAGAGGAGCAAATTGGAACTACCAAAAGGGAGGACATAATTAATGAAAGACTTAGAGAAATTAAAACTACAGTATGAAAAGCTCGGACAAGAAATTAAAAAGCTAGAAGAAGAGCAGCCTATAGCTGTCTTCCTTCATAGACTACCGCCAAGACTTGATATTGTTTTTTCAAAGCAGGATTTAACTTTTGAGGAAGCAAACGAGTGGTGCAGAAGTATGAACGGAAGACTTCCTACTTTGCTTGAGATGCAAGCCATAGTTGATTCTTATAAACAAACCATAGAGTTGCCTGATTCTTTATCTGTAGAAGCTCCTTTTTCTTTACAACTAACTAACTATTATTGGACAAGTGAAAAATACCCAGGCTATACACTTGTTTATCTTAAGACTGGGTATGTTATGTACATAGATTCCTTTTATAAATATCCAGCAATCTGTATTGTGGGAGAATAATAATGTTAGACTTTATACTGTCTACTTTACTTGGCTTACTGATTATTTTGTTCTGGTGTGTAGTAGCAGCAACAATGGTGTTTTTGCTGAAGAATTACCCACTCATGGGATTTGCTATTGGGCTAATATGGCTCTCTGCATTAATTGGATATGTGATAAGGAGTTAGATAATGTTAGAAGATCTTGCGCTACAAATTGTACTAGACTCTTATCCTTCTATTAAGGAAGCAATCACTAGAGACTTGGATGTGCTTTGTCCTAAGAAGCCAGACATTCTAAAAGCTTTTAACTATGCAGGAGCAGACAATACAAAGGTAGTTGTTCTAGGACAAGACCCATATCATACTCCTGGCAAAGCAAATGGTTTGGCTTTTGGCTACCATGAAGACTACACTGGACCACTTGATAGTTCGCTTAAGAGCATAGTAGAAGAGATCTATAGAGACACCGGACAAACTGTTAAAGATCTAACACTTAAGACCGTTGCAAGACAAGGAGTACTACTGCTTAATACAGTACTCACTACAGTTGAAGGCAAAGCAGGAGCGCATAAGAACGTGGGCTGGGAAGAGTTTACCACTGAGACTTTGGAAAAGCTAAGTAATGTTAATCATCCAATAGTGTTTATGTTGTGGGGAAACGATGCTCGAAGCTACAAGAAGTACATAGACAATCCCATGCATCTTGTGTTAGAATCAAGTCATCCTTGTGGGTTGTCAGCACATAAAGGATTTGTAGGATGTGGACATTTTAGTGATGCTAATAAGTTTTTAGTAGAACGTAACATAGACCCAGTACAATGGGGAGAACTATTACATTAGGAGATAATAATGAAACTAATAACAGATGACGATGTGAAGTTCTTAGAAGAGTACAAACAAGATGACAGAGACGCTAAAGTAGATAACTTTATTTATGGGCTAATACTTGGAGCAGCTTTGTATATCGGACTAGGTACACTTCTACTTGCATTCTTAGGATGTGGAACAGAAGAGGACAACACACGTACAAGAGTAGTAGCAAGTGATCCTGTAACAATCGACCACACAGAGATACAATACGAAACAGAAACAGTCTATGTTGAAAAGCCAGAAGTTCCGGCAGTCAGTTTTCAAGGATACTACGAGCTAACAAATGGAGGCTACATTGAACTAGTAGAACTGTCAGATAAAAGAGTGATCATCTATGGCGCAGCTAAACTATACTCTAAGAACTTTGATGGTCTTCTAGCACTACATCCAGCGATACCGTCCGGTCCTCATTACATAAGAAACAATAAGTTTATTATAGGTGAGTACTCTGTGAACTATGACAAGACTGTAAACGATGTAGAAAAAGATGGCACAGTTGGAGATATAACAGGAGTACGTAAGACATTATATAGTATACAGTTCATTGACGATGTGCTCACAATTAAGTTAACTATTTTTTCTACTACAGGGTTAACCATAGAAGCAGAACGTGTAATTAAGGAGATCAAGTGATGCTTACATACCATGTTGGCAAATCATACGAAGTAAAAGATCCTGCTATCAAGAAAGTAATGTTAGTATCTTTTAACTTATGGTCACAGACATTTAAAGCAGATGTATGTTTTAATGATGGGACAGTGATATGGGACGTAGAGTATGCATCCAACGGTATATACATGGGAGGACTTGGTCCTTATAAGGTTGACCTCAATCTACTTGGGGAGTTCACAGGAGCACCTATTTCTGTCGAGAGTTCGTCATGTAAACACTGTTTTGTTAACATAGGATTTTATACAGTGAAGATGGCATGTAAGTATTGTGGACTAGATCAGAACGTAGCAGAGACAAACGACTGGCTTAGTTTAGTAAACCTAGAAGAGGAGATCATCTGATGGCTAGATTAAACCGAGACATCATTGATAAGTTTTATGAGCAAGACATCGATGTGTCATCTAAGACTTTGTACTTAGGTGGAGGCTCCGATGATAACGAAACTATTGATGCTGTTACTGCTGCTAAGATCATTAAAGGATTACATCTTCTAGATAAGATTAAGCCAGATGAACCTCTAACTATTATAATGAACTGTCACGGCGGAGATACACAACATGGTATGGCTATCTATGATGCAATTAAAAACTGTACATCAGAAATTCATATCAAAGTATTTGGCAGTTGTATGTCCATGGCTGTGTGGATACTCCAGGCTGCTGATAGAAGATTCATGTCTAAGCATAGTAAACTTATGATTCATGTTGGAACAGTTGAGTATGGAACTAATCATCCACGTAGTACAAAAGCATGGATTAAAGATTCAGAGAGAGATGAGATTTTGTTTGAGGACATTCTCCTAGAGAACATCCGCGAAAAACATCCAGACTACACTAGACAAAAGATCAGAAATGATTTAGTATTTGATAAGATCTTCAATGCCCAAGAAGCAGTAGACCTTGGACTGGCTGATTATATAATTTAACAGGAGGATATATCATGAGTGGTGGAACAAAACACGATGCAGGAAAGGTAAGGATGGAACTGCTTCGAAGATCTGCTCTAGAAGGGACAGCTAGAGTGCTTGGATTTGGAGCAGAAAAATATGGTGATTACAATTGGTTACAAGGATTCAAATGGTCTAGACTTTATGGTGCTGCTCTTAGACATTTATTTGCTCATATGGATGGAGAGAACACTGATCCAGAATCAGGACTGTCTCATTTAGACCACGCTGCTTGTTGCCTAATGTTTTTGCAAGCTTCAGAAAAAGAAGGATTAGGCACAGATGATAGATATATTGCAGACGAGGACAGCATAGGAGTAGGATTCGATACAATATATCGTAAACAAGATGGTACTTATTGTGACAGAACAGAAGAAGTTCCAATGTGTCGATGTAATGGTGGAGAACTACAGCCTAATTATCGCTACGTGCTAGATGGAGTGCTTTATGCAGATGACACACTAACATCTTCCAGTTATGTATGTCAAGACTGTGGATGTGTAGAATGTATCTGTGGATGACAGTTGTAATTAATTACAACTACTTCTATACAAAGTACAACTAAGGAGAGCAATACATGAATAACAGAGATTTAGACAGACTAATAGCAATGCATATTATGGATTGGTATAGGTTGGACAAATCTACAGTTGTGAAACTATTAAATGTACATCCTGAATTTGAGCTATTATCTTATTCTACGACACACACTTTATGTAGGGTATCTCTTGAAGAACTAGAACAAAGAAGATACTACCATAGCAGTAGAGATACTTTTAATTGGTATCTTAATTTCCCAAATTATTCTACAGACATTCAGGATGCTTGGAAAGCAGTCAACCGGATAACTGGCAGTACACAGGCAGTTAATTTTATACTTAAGCAGGCGTATGATGGTATTTGGTTTTGCGAGTTTGAGGGTTTTGGTGACTTAACTTTTAAAGGAAGTTCGACAGCAGACACTGCTGAAACAGCCATATGTTGGGCTGCTTTAAAAACGAAAGGAATTAAAGTATGAACATAACTAAACTATTTTTAGATGGATGTAAAGTAGCACAACAAGAACGTAAAGCAGAAGAAGCCAAACGTCCAGATTCATTGCGGGGAGGTAACACGGGATATACAGTTAACGGAGAAATTCATGGCAAGTGTGCAAGAGAAGCAGTAATGAGATACTACGGTGTAGATAAAGCTGTGTCTACTTCTAGACAGATAATGTTTGGAGCAGGGGAGTTAATGGAAACACTTCTGATTAATAAAATAGGCAAAGCTTTTAAAGGTAAGATACTAACACAGAAGGAAGCAGCTACTTCATGGGTAACAGACGAAGGCATACCAGTTACAGGATCTCCTGATATTGTGTTAGCTAATGAAGCAGGCATACCTCAGCATGGCATAGAATGCAAAATGGTTAGCTCCCTGTGGACACTGCGTGATGTTACTCCGTGGGGAATGTTTCCGGGCAAACCTAAAGCTGATCACTTGGCACAAGCTGCTCACTATATGGCCAAGCTCGGCGAACAGTTCAATCAAGATTTTATAGACTGGTCTGTTGTTTATATATGTCCAGTTGATTATCATATGCATACAAAAGACATGAGAACAGTAAAGGTAGACTCAGAGTTCTTGATTAAGAACGATAAGGGAGATGTATTTAAAACTGAAGCATTCATTCTTGTGTACAATTTATTCCTTGACGAACACAGAAGATTGTATTATGCTTTAGATGGTGATGATCCGTCACCAACTGAAATAACAATTCAAGGGATTGAATCTTATTTTAATTTAGTAGCTGGATGTGTGAAGAGAAAAGAACTTCCTCCACGCATGGTTAACACAGACTGCTTAGGTGAGAAATTAAAATGGGATCGTTATGATAAACAGTACAATGATTACCATGACTTACATGATATGTATGACAGGGGTGACATTACTTTTGAACAATTTATTGACATTGCATTACAACGTTAGGAGGCTTTAATGGGAAGTTTTATTAAGAACGTACAAAAAGAAACAACACAGAACAACAACGGTTATCAGAGAGCAGGAGCAGCTTACGCAGCTAAGTCTAAAAAAGGAACAGACTATGTAAAGATTATGCTTGACAACGGAGAAAGATTTTTTATGTTTCCAAATGAAAAGAAACAGAAAGAAACTGATCCAGATTTTTTCCTGACCAAAGGTACTAACTAGCAGCTTGACCTGGGTAAGTCGTTAAACTGCCTACACTTAAGAGGTTAGTTATGAACGGAAGAGAACTCATTGCTACTGTTGCCAAGTCTCGTATGGCTCATCGCTCTATGGATACGCCAATAGGTGGAAATGGAGGTTATATTGGATGTGGAGAACATGATGTAACTATAATAGATATTGATACCAATAAGTTCGATCAAGACTACAGTATTACTTTAACCTTCGAAGATGCCTGCGGAAGTAAACATGTGCAAAGGATATGGGTACTTAATCGATGGCGAACTGACTACAGTGATGTAATGATTAGTTTAATCAATGCAGTGTTTGAAGACCCAAGTGTAATTGAAACGTTCGATACATTGATGGCCGACCAAGTAATCAACAAGGCTGCCTTTGCTTTATTCAAAGGACTGTCTGTTAAAATAAAACTAGAGATGACTGAAGGATATACTGTAGCTAAGACACCGAAAGGATTTGTTATTCGAGAATCTAAAACAGATGACTTGCTTGATCCAAGAGAATTTGCTACAATAAGAGAGGCTAAAGTGGTAGCCGAATCCAAACAGTACAAAAGAGCTTGGAGACAAGTTAAACACTATAAGGCGCAAAGTGATGAACAGCTTGACAAAAACAGAAAAAAGTTTAACTTTGCTCTCGAAGGATTGCATCAAGCAGCGAGAACCGTTGGCCGTCCTAGACAAGTTTTCGATATCACAAGTTTT